GCTCCGACAAGAGCATCGGTGATACCCGTATTGAGTTGAGCGCCTATGTCATTGCTGAAGGCCCGAATTTTCTCTAGCTCTTCATTAACTGGCTTAACACCTTGCACAATTTTGCCAAAAGCATCTGCATTAGCTAAATCTTTGGTAAGTGCATCCTTGGTAGCCAATCTGTCTCTATCGGCTTGAATTAGTTTCTCGTTTCCAATCAATTCATCACGTTGCCCTGCGGCAACAGTTTCGTTGATCCTATCAACTGCATCTTGGTAATCAAACTTATTTTGGAGAATTATTTTCTCCAGCTCAGAAATATCACCATTTAATGTAATCAATCTAAGTTGTGATTTTCTGATGTTGTTATAAGCCTCTTCCTGCTCGTCCAGAAGCTGATTGGTTTTATCAACGCCAGAAGCACGACCACCACTACCACCGCCGACGACATCGCCAATCCTGAACTGATCTTGTTTTGGAACATCAGCAACTTGTGGTTTTGTTCTTTGCCTAAAGGGGAGAGCCGCTCTAATCTGAGAAATCTCTTTGAGCTTCCTTTGCCGTATATCTTGAAAGTTTTTAACAGTCAACTGGGCCGCCTTGATAGCCCGATCGTCAGTTTGCTTGGCTAAATGTGCCTCTGCTTTCGCGAGGTCTTTGTCAATCTTCAGCAGCTCAGCGCCTCTCCTCTTAAGGTTTTCCGCTGTCCCAGCGTTCTTTGCCTCAAATTGATAGTTATTTAAGGCAAACGCCGCTGCGCCAATGCCGGCAGCAAGAGCGAACCACGGTGCCGCCGCCAAGAGACCAGCGCCACTTATGAAAGCAAGCGCTTTGCCTAAAGCAACAACACCAGGCGCTGCAATTACCGCAGCACTGCCCAAGCCTGCAATCGCAGCAGCAACGGCTAGTAATGGTTTTGGCAATCCGCCAACGACTTTAAGCAGTTTGGTCAGCTCCTGAACCGCTGGAGTTACAGCCGGCAGTAGCTCAGTACCGACTGCGTTACTTAATTCGCTGGTTGCATTACTGAACTCCTTAAATTTTGCCGCTGGAGATTCGGCCAAGATTTGCTGAATCTTGTCCTTGTTCTTCTCGAAACCTTTTGCTAAGGCATTAATCAAAATGTCGGAAGTGATCTTCCCTTCACTGCCAAGATCTTTTAGCTGATCAACAGTGACGCCCATCTCGTCAGCAACTAACCCCAGAATGCCTGGGATTTGCTCGCTGACGCTTCTGAACTCATCGCCCTGGAGTCTGCCACTACCTAGAGCCTGACTGAGCTGAAGAAACGCCCCGCTTGCTGCAGCCGCGCTAGTGCCGCTTGCAATTGCCGTAGCGTTGAAGCCTTTATAGACCGTTTGGATTTCGTCGAGACTTTTGCCCATTGGCCTCAGCCTTGCATAAATATCAGAAAACTGACTTGATGCCTCGGCCTGCGACAAATTAAACGTTTTCGCGTTATCTTTTACTAGCTGTTGGATCTTATTAAACTCGCCATATTCTGAAGACAACGCCTTTAGCCTTATTTGCGTTTGCTGGAAACTTGCGGCTTGGCCAATCATCCGCTTAGTGAGCGCTGCAACCCCAAGCGACAGGATCGCGCCTTTCAGCCCGCCAAGCTTTGAGCGGAACTTTTCGGCCTTGGTTGCTGATCGTTCAAAGCTTTTCTCTAAGCTTTCAATTTCTTTTGTGACTCTTTTGTATGCAAGGCTGTTAAGTTTTAAGCCTGCCCGAACGTCTCTTAAAGCAGAAATTTGGGCGCTAATTGCTCGTTCAGTTTTTAAAACCCTAGCGGATAAAACCCCTTGGATTTGCGAGAGCTTTGTGTATCCCCCTTGGGCTGATTCAGTAGCTGCTTTAACTTTCAGCGCTGATGACGATTGCGCCTTGAGCAGTTTCGTCAGCTGGTCCGTTGCAGTTTTTGCTTCATTCGTTGCTTTCTTGAACCGCCCAAGCGATCGGATGCCCTGCGTGGCATCAACTATTAGCTTGACGATCGATTCAGCCATGGCCCTATTCTACCGGCCTCTCCTTTTTGCGCGGTCCATTGCTTCCTGCTCTTTCTCTGCCTTCAGCTCGTAATACGCGGCAAAATGCACCATCTCTGCATCGGTCAACTCTGTCCGCAGTCTGCTAACCGTCATTCCTAGCTCGCAGGCTAGGTGAAACTCAAAGAAGAGCCACCCATCCTGCTTCAGTCGTTTTTTGCGTCTTCAAGGCTGGCCTCTTCGCCAATGCCAAACAAGAACAGCTCAAGATCGTTCAGAACGCTTTCAGGCAGCTGCCGCTGCAGTTTTGGCGCATCAGCTGGGGCAAATGCTTTGCTGCCATCCTCAAGTTCTGCCATCTGGCAGAGCATCTGTGTGCTCACATCCAGCGCTTCATCAGTGCCGGCCAGTTGCTGCGATTTCTTGCGATCAGCTCTTGTGATTGGCTTAAAGTACAAGCTGATGACAACCTTGCCGTCTGCATTTTTTACATCAAATTTACGCCGCTGATTGAGGTCAAATTCCTCAACCAGCAAATCAACAGCGCGGTTTCTAGCCATTTAATGCCAACTATTCATAAAATGATACCGCTTTATGCGTCTAATGTCATGTCGCCATTGACGGTAAACGAGCAATTAACCGTCACCAGATCACCAACAGTAGAACCAAGTTCCATAGATTCAATCAGACCGGCAAAGGAGATTGAATCAGATCCTGATGTTGTCCCCGTGAGAAATAACTCAAATGTTGCCGTCGCTGGGTCATTTGCCCTAATGGCCTCAGCCATAAATGCAGATTGGCCTGTAGCGCTTTTGTCGTAGACCAGCTCAACTGAGCCAGACCCGCCGATCAATCCACCGCAAACAGTTGTAGATGTCTGTCCTTGAACCGTCGTATCAAGAACTGCTTTAGTGGTACTGAGCGACCAGCTGCGAGTACCTACTACAGTTGCGTTTGAGCTGCCGGCTGCGTCGAATTGAACGGCGCCCTGCTCACCTCTAAGTGTTGCCATTGGTCAAAGATCCTCGATAAATTCAAAGGCCACGGAAACCCTTGTTTGGAAAAACGGTTCTGGTTGCGGAGAATCCACAACTGCAGGGCCGTCAGCAGCGTCAAAGAAGACACCAGAAACTATGGCTCTATTGTAGAGATCTCGGATGCGGGTTCCAATCGCATAATTAGCACCAGGCCCAACGCCTTTTGGGGTGAAGATGTTGCACAGCAAAACACCGATTACTTTTGTGCTGCCTCTTGCCGTCAGGCCCTGGCTGAGATATTGGTTGCCGCCAAATTGAACAAGGCATTGAACCCAAGATGATCGCGCCGTAGGGTTGTTTGGCATGTTGTGAAATACCACCGGGATCGCCGGGGGAAGCGCCAGCTCAGCCGCAAGCCGGCCCTCAATGATCGATCGAACGGTATTGAGATCAACAGCAGCCATCAGCGATTCCTTCGTCTTATAAGTTCAATTCTGGCCGGGATTTGAAATGCAGCGATTTCCTTAGCCAAAATGTCAGGGTAGCCAGGGATCGTCGGCGGGTTCTGCCTTGTCCGGTAAACGCCTCGCCAAGATGGCGGCAGGTTCTTCCCGTAGATTACGGGCTCTGCGTAAACCTTATTGTTTTGAATCTCGATCCGTGTTTTGCTGATTTTTACCTGACGCCAATTGCCGCGCAAGATTCCCCCAGTAGTGCGTTCTTTCAAAGCTCTGCCCAAAGGAACAGTTTTCCCGTCCACTTTAAAAAACTCAGGCATTGAATCGATTTCAGCTTGGGTGTAGTTGCTTACCGGCGTTTTCTCCACAACCTCTTTTGTCCAAACCTTCGCCGCAAAAACGACCAGCTCCTCAAGCTCATCTTCTGCAAGCTTCGAGATGTCGCCTAGATCAATCTGCCGTGCCATTGCTATGCCCTCAGAATTAGCTCGTAGGTGATCGGCTCATTGTCTTGCTCGATGGTGTCGATCCTAATCACTTCATGCGAAACACCAGAAACCAAAACGCGGTCTTGCGTCGTCGGCACAGCTGCCGCATCTGCTGCCGCAATGATTAACCTCTTGTCACCGGATTGGATCAGCTCATTCACCTCTCTAGCTGAAACGCCCTGCAGCACGCCTTTGATTGCATTGCTGCTGATGGTTTCGCTGATCTGCCCGGTTACCGTGTCGTAAACGCCGCCAGATACGGTTTGAACCGTGACTTCACCGCCTAAGCTCTTGATCGCGTTTTGCGCTGCTTTTCGCAGTGAAGTGGCAAGAGTCATGCAAACAACCGGTAAGGGTTTTCGGGAGTCACTTCAAAGGCTTCCCAACCATCGGGCAGGTCGCCCACGTAGTTGATGTGAAACCCGTCGAGGACTGTAGGAGCGACG